TTTTAGTAACAGAACCAGGTCATGAAAAAACAACAGGAAATAAAATTATATTTACTAATGTAAAAGCAGTTAATGGATTTACTAATGCAATGTTAAATACAACACTTGGATTTTCATTAACAGTAGTAAATACTAATCAATATACTATCAATGCTCAAACAGTCGCGAGCGCGAGCGGGAACTTTGGTGGTCAACCTTCCGTTGGACCTTCAGCAGTTGCACTTCCTAATAATGCTTTTGAAGTCACAGCAGGTAGTTCTACACTACAAGTAAATCAACCAAATCATGGTAAAGTCACAGGAGATACAGTTCAATTTCAAAGTTTAACGGTTGTTAATGCTTTTTTAACTTCTTCAGGATTTCAACAATCAGTCTTAACAACATCTTCCGGATATAGTATAACAGTTGTTAATTTAGATAATTATCGTTTTAACGCATCGTCAGGAACGGGTCTATTAACGACAACCATTGGCGGCGGATCGGCGACAGCGGAGACAATATAATATGGCACTTACGTATTCACAATTAGTAACTCAAATTAGAAATTATACAGAAGTAGATAGTAATGGATTATCTGATTCTACAGTTTCTGTAATTGTTCAAAATACTGAAAATAGAATTTATAGAGAATTAAATATTGATGCTTATAGATTATATGCATCTGCAGTTACTACAGCTGGTACAACTACGATTTCTGTTCCATCGGGTTTAAGAAATATTAGATATGTTGAAATGATTTCTCCAAGTGGAGAAATTAATAATTTAGAACAAAAAGATAGCTCTTATATGGCAGAGTTTAATAATTTCCCTAATTCTTCTACTTATTATGAAAAACCAAGATATTGGGCAAACTGGAATGAAACAACATGGTTTGTAGCACCAACTCCTAATACAACTTATACAATTAATATTGCTTATTATTCACAAGGTACTTCTATAACTGCTGGAAATTCAGCAACTTCAACAACTTATATATCTACTTTTGCTCAAGATTTACTTCTTTATGGTTCTTTAGTAGAAGCATATAAATACTTGAAAGGTCCACCAGATATGATACAAGTATATGAACAATCATATCAACAAGCCAGAGAATCATTTGGTGTTGAACAGACAGGTCGTAGAAGAAGAGACGAATATGTTGACGGCGAACCTAGAGTTGTAGTAGATTCACCGCCACCAAGTAAATAATTAAGGAGTTAATATGGCAAATATAGTACCAGACAGTTTTAAAGAAGAATTATTTGAAGCGATTCACGATTTTACAGCTTCCACAGGCGATACATTTAAAATAGCTTTATACAATACCGTTTCAGGTTTTGCTGCTGCAACAACTACAGTTTATGCTGCAACAATCGGATCAAGTGTTGAAGTGACAGGTACAGGTTATACTGCAACAGGAGCAACTCTTACAAATATTTCACCAACGGTTGCACAAAATGTTGCATTCGTAGATTTTAACGATGTAACTTTTTCAACAGCAACTATTACAGCATCATGTGCTTTAATTTATAACACAACAAATGGAAGCAAAGCAGTTGTGGTATTAGATTTTGGTGGTGATAAAACTTCAACGAACGGCGACTTTACTATTCAGTTCCCAGCAGCGAATTCAACAAGCGCAATCTTGAGAATATCGTAGTAGTTCGCCATAAAAAATTATGGCTAATAATACTTGGGGAATACATCCATGGAGTCAAGGCGAGTGGGGTCAACAGACTACTGATGTCATTGTAGAAGTTGGTATTTCAAAAGGTTGGGGCCGAGTTACGTGGGGAGAAGGAGCGTGGAATGAATCTGTTCCTATTGATGCTCTATCATTAAATTCAGGAACTATTGCAGTTGTAGGTAAAGCAGAAGTTGCTTTAACCGGAAATAATCTAGAAGTTCAAACAGGCATAATTACATTTGCTGGTAAAGCAACAGTTGATGTAACTGGAAATAATTTAACATTAAATGTTGGCAATGCCATCATCACTGCAAAATCTAATGTTAATGCAAGTACAAATTTATTAAATTTACTTGTTCAAAATCCAAATATCATTGCAGGAGGATCTGTAACCGATGCTGTTGTTGGTGAAGAATTAGAAGTTAGTGTTGGAACAGTATCATTTAGTTTAGATGATGTATTTACAGTAACAGGTTCAAGCGTTCAAATAGGAACGGGGCAAGTTATCATTGCTTTACCAACTGTTATTCAAGCAACAGGTTCAAGCGTCGTTACATCAGTTGGAAATGTTGAAATTAATGCTAAAAACTTTGTAGATGTAACAGGAAATGAAGTTAATGTTGATGTTGGTAATCCTACTTTTTCACTAGGATTAGGAGTCACAGCAACTGGCTCTAGTGTAACAGTTAATGTTGGAACTGTTAATATAGAATCAAGATATCCTGTAACAGGAAATCAATTAACTGTTGGTACAGGAAACCTTATAATATCTACAAAAGCTGTTGTAGTACCTACAGGAAGTTTATTGACAGTAGGTTCAGGAAGTCCTATTATATACGGCTGGAATATTATAAATCCAACAACAGGTCAAAACTGGTCTGCTATAAACCTAGCAACAGGTCAAAACTGGGTTGATATAACTTAATAAAAGTGATATGGAGAATTTAATATGGCAAGTACATTTAGTAATTTAGGTTTAAACCTACAAGCGACCGGTGAAAACTCTGGAACATGGGGAGACCTTACAAACGTCAATTTACAAGAAATAGATAATGCAATCGCAGGTGTTGTAACAATAACACTAACAGGCAATACGACATTAGCATTTACATCAAATGCAACTTCTACAACTTTTACAGATGAAGCTGGAAGAAATAAAACAATTATTTTATCAGGAGCATTATCTGCAACAACTGTTACAGTATCCGTTCCAAATATAGAAAAAGATTATGTCATTATAAATAATTCAGGAGGTACAGCTATTATATCTTCTGGTGGTTCAACAACCGTTACTGTTAAAACAGGTTCTAAAAATTATGTTATAGTAGATCCGTCTACAACTTCAGTTATTGCTGCGGTTCCAGACACAACACCTGGTGGATCAGATACACAAATTCAATTTAATAATAATGGTACTTTTGGTGGTTCTGCTAATTTAGTTTGGGATGGTACAAATTTAAATATAGGTGCAACAGGAGAAGCAAGATTTCAAGACACAACAGGTGGACAATATGTAGGACTTAAAGCAGCTGGCACAGTTGCATCTTCATACACACTAGTATTACCAACTGCAACAGGAACAGCTAATCAAGTTATTCAAACTGATGGATCAGGTAATTTATCTTTTGCAACTGTATCAGGCGGCGCTGCATGGCAAGCAGTTAAAACTGCAGATTTTAACGTAACTGCAAAAGAAGGATATTTTGTAGATACAACTTCAACAACGATTACAGCAACATTACCATCTTCACCTACAATTGGAGATTTTGTATCATTCATTGATTATGCTGGAACGTTTGACACTAATAATCTTACAGTAGCAAGAAATGGTAAGCCCATCCAAGGTTCGGCAACAGATTTAACAGTTGCAACAGAAAGAGCAGGATTCACACTTGTATTTGTTGACAATACTCAAGGTTGGCTGTTACAGAATAATTAACGGAGGTTTGAAATGACAACCTTTAAAGAAATACGAGGAACTGCAGTTCAATCAGTATCTTCAGATCCTACAAATCCAGAAGTAGGTCAAATTTGGTATAATAATTCTATTGGAGTTTTAAAAGGTTATCAATTAACAGCTGCTGCTTGGGCATCTGGTGGAAATTTAGGAACAGCTAGATATGGAATAGCAGGTGCAGGAACTCAAACAGCAGGATTAGGATTTGGTGGTTACGGTTCTAGTGCATATCAAGCAGCTACAGAGGAATATGATGGATCAACGTGGACGGCTGGTGGAAGTTTATCAACAGCAAGATATACATTAGCAGGTGCTGGTATTCAAACAGTAGGTTTAGCATTTGGAGGATCTAATGGAGGGGGAAAACAATCTGCTACAGAAGAATATAATGGATCATCTTGGGGAGGAGGTGGAAATTTAGCTACAGCTAGATCTAATTTAGGTGGAGCTGGTACACAAACTGCTGGTTTAGCTTTTGGTGGTCAAACAACTGTATTTGCTGTAAACACAGAAGAGTATGATGGATCGGCTTGGACATCAGGTGGGAATATGTCAACAGGAAGAGGTTCTTTTGCAAATGCTGGAACACAAACTGCAGGTTTAGCGGCGGGTGGATATACAGGCACAAATTCTAATGCAACAGAAGAATATGATGGTTCGACTTGGACTAATGGTGGAAATTTAGCTACAGCAAGAACTGGAATAGCAGGATGCGGAACTCAAACAGTTGGTTTAGCATTTGGTGGTGATACTGGAAGTAGATCAAGTGCAACAGAAGAATATAATGGAACTTCTTGGACAAATTCAACTTCAATGACAACAGCAAGATATCAATTAGGAGGTTGTGGAACACAATCTTCAGGTTTAGCTTTTGGTGGAAATTCAACAGCTATAACTAATGCAACAGAAGAATACACAGGTGCATTTAATTCAGCTAAAACCATAACAACATCAACAACATAACATGACAACATACAAAGAAATTTTTGGTAAATACGTCAAGAACTACAGTTCAGATCCAACATCCGATGCTGAAGGTCAGATATGGTATAATACCACTTCGGGAACGTTTAAGAGTGTTTTAGCTACAGATTCATGGAGTTCTGGTGGAAGTATGGCAACAGCTAGAACAAATTTAGCAGGACTTGGTACACAAACAGCAGGACTTGGAGCAGGTGGATATACTGCTACAACAGCAAATTCAACAGTAACAGAAGAATATGATGGAACTTCTTGGACAGCAGGAGGAAATTTAAATACAGGTAGATATACTTTAAGAGGTTGTGGAACTCAAACGGCAGGTTTAGTTTTTGGTGGTGCTACTTATCCCCCTCTTGTTTTAAAAAATAATGCAGAAGAATATGATGGCTCTGCTTGGACAAATGGAGGAACTTTATCAACTGCAAGAAGATTGTTAGCAGGTGCTGGAATACAAACTGCTGGACTTGCGTTTGGTGGTCTTACAACAGTAAATTCAAACGCCACAGAAGAATACGATGGCTCTGCTTGGACGGCAGGAGGAAACATGGGAACGGCAAGACAAAATTTAGCAGGAGCAGGTTTACAAACAGCGGGACTAGCTTTTGCCGGTTATACAACAGTAAATACTGCAGCAACAGAAGAATATGATGGCTCTGCTTGGGCAGGTGGTGGAAACATGGGTACAGCAAGATATGGTTTAGCAGGTGCTGGAACTCAAACAGCAGGACTTGGTTTTGGTGGACGAACAACAGTTAATGTTACAGCTACAGAAGAATATAATGGATCAGCATGGGCAACAGGTGGAAATATGGGAACAGCAAGATTTTATTTAGCAGGTTGTGGAATACAAGATTCAGCTTTAGCATTTGGCGGAGCTGCACCAGCAAGAACAACAGCCACCGAAGAATACAATTTCTCATCTCTTATCCAAGTAGCAGCAGCGTGGGCGAGTGGGGGAAATATGGCTACAGCTAGATATAATTTAAATGGTTGTGGAACGCAAACAGTAGGTCTTGCTTTTGGCGGAAACACTGGATCTAGAACAGCCGCAACTGAAGAATACAATGGTTCAGCTTGGACTGGTGGTGGAAATATGGGAACTGCTAGAGATCAATTAGGTGGAGCAGGTACTCAAACTGCTGGTTTAGGTTTTGGTGGTAATGCTACAGGAACTCCTGTTTCAGATACAGAAGAATATGACGGATCAGCTTGGACATCAGGTGGTAGTTTGAATACTGCAGTAAGATATCTTTGGGGAGCAGGAACTCAAACAGCGGGTTTAAAATTTGGTGGTTTTACAACAACAGCAGCTTCAAACGCAACAGAAGAATACGACGGCTCTGCTTGGGCAAGTGGTGGAAATATGGGAACAGCAAGATTTGTTTTAGCAGGTTGTGGATTACAAACTGCAGGACTTGCTTTTGGTGGAAATACAGGAACAGGTATTCAAAATATAACAGAAGAATATGATGGTTCCGCTTGGACAGCAGGTGGTAATATGAATACTGGAAGAACAGAATTAGCAGGAGCAGGCACACAAACTGCAGGTTTAGGATTTGGTGGTTATACAACAACTAGTCTTGCCAACACAGAAGAATACAATGGAACATCTTGGACAAATTCAACTTCTTTAACTACAGCTAGATATGGTTTAGGTGGTGCAGGAACTCAAACAGTAGGATTAGCATTTGGTGGTTTTTCAACAGCAGCTACAGCAGCCACAGAAGAATACACAGGGGCATATTCTGTAGATAACGTAAAAACAATAACAACAAGTTAGTTTACATTATGAATAAATTGACTTATACTAACAACCAAGGAGCATAAATATGGCACTTTTTATATATGGTACAGCAACTAACTATGGCAAGAACTTCTTTACAGTAGAAGATAGAAGAAACTTTTTCTTACGAAGTTATCCAGGCGATGTTTGGGTAATTGGTAATAATGAAAAAGGAGCTCTATGGCTAGCTGAAAAAAATGGAGTTGAAAAAACTAAAGCAGAAGCACAAGCAATTGTTGATGCAGAAGTTACAAAAGCTCAAGCAGCTTATGACGCTTTACCAGAAGAACAAAAAAATAGACCAGGATCAAATCAAAGACCGACTGCTATAACTTTACCATAGGTCACTCTCATGACGACCTACAATGAGCTAGCAGGATTTAGAGTTAATTACTTAAGTACAGATCCTACATTAAATTCAGGAAACGAAGGTCAGGTGTGGTATAACTCTACATCTGGAACTCTTAAAGCATTAGTTCAAATTAAATCGTGGGCCGCTGGTGGTAACATGGGTACTGCTAGACGTGGTTTAGCAGGAGTAGGAACTCAAACATTATCATTAGGTTTTGGTGGATATACAACAACTAATTCTAATGCAACAGAGGAATACAACGGAACTTCCTGGACAACGGGAGGAAATTTAGGAACTGCAAGAAATACTTTAGCAGGAGCTGGAACTCAAACGGTAGGATTAGGATTTGGTGGTTTTACAACAGTAGCTTCAAATGCAACAGAAGAATACGATGGATCAGCGTGGACTGGTGGTGGAAACATGGGAACGGCAAGATATAATTTAGGTGGAGCTGGAACACAAACAGCAGGATTAGGTTTTGGTGGATATACAACAACGAACGTTGCGAACACAGAAGAATATGATGGTTCCGCTTGGACAGCAGGAGGAAATTTAAATACTACTAGAAGGCAATTAGCAGGAACAGGATTACAAACAGCAGGTTTAGCTTTTGGTGGTTTTACAACAGTAGCTTCAAATGCAACAGAAGAATACGATGGATCAGCGTGGACTAGTGGAGGAAATATGGGAACTGCTAGACGTACTTTAGGAGGTGCTGGCACACAAACATTATCGTTAGGTTTTGGTGGATTAACAACAGTAGTTGTTGCTAACAATGAAGAATATGATGGGACAAGTTGGACAGTTTCAACAGTTATGGCTACAGCTAGACGTGGTTTAGGTGGAGCTGGAACACAAACAGCAGGATTAGGTTTTGGAGGATTTACAACAACAAACGTTGCCAACACCGAAGAATTCACTTCTTCAATCAATGTTACTACAGCAGCGGCGTGGGCGAGCGGGGGGAATTTGAGCACGGCGAGATATTTATTAGCAGGAGCAGGAACGCAAACGGCAGGATTAGGATTTGGTGGATATACAACAACACTTCAATCAGCCACAGAAGAATATGATGGCTCTGCGTGGACAGCTGGAGGAAGTTTAAATACAGCAAGACGTAATTTAGCTGGTTGTGGAATTCAAACTGCTGGTTTGGCTTTTGGTGGTTATACAACAACAGGTGTTAATAATACAGAAGAATATGATGGATCTGCTTGGACTACAGGAGGAAATTTAGGAACTGCTAGATATTCTTTAGCAGGAGCAGGAACTCAAACTGCTGGATTAGGATTTGGTGGATATATAGGTACAAATTCTAACGCTACAGAAGAATATGATGGAACTTCTTGGACAGGTGGAGGAAATTTAGCTACAGCAAGAAGTGGTCCTGGAGGAGCAGGAACGCAAACAGCAGGTTTAGGATTTGGAGGTAGTGGACCTACTGCAGCAACAGAAGAATATGATGGATCTTCTTGGACAGCTGGAGGAAATTTAGCTACAGCAAGAAGTGGTCCTGGAGGAGCAGGAACTCAAACAGCTGGATTAGCTTTTGCTGGAACTACAGGATCAGTTTCAGCAGCCACAGAAGAATATAATGGCTCTTCATGGACAAATTCAATTTCTTTAACAACAGCTAGACGTTCTTTAGGTGGTGCAGGAACGCAAACTGCAGGTTTAGCATTTGGTGGTTTTACAACAACCAATGTTGCAAACACAGAAGAATACACAGGAGCAATAGTTACAACAACTCCTTCAACCTTGACAACATCATAATAAATCTCTATATCCCTCTTAATGACAGAGAAGAGAAATATTAAGAGTTTAATACAACAAGAAGAAGCTCACTTAAATAATCTACTAGATGCAGGCGATCTCAATGCATTCAAAGGAATGGTTGATGAACTTCGTGATACTTGGACTAAAAAACAAATATTCAGAACAGAAACAGAAGCTAGAATTTCAGTGCTTCAAGATGCAAAGTATCCAACACTATCTGCAAAATACTGGCAATGTGTTAGAGAGCAAAATGTATTTCTTGAAAATTTAATGTCTTTATCTTTTGATTATAGACGTAATGATGCAAAGATTAAATGGCTACAAAAGAAATTGGAAACTGAAACAGATGAATATAAATTAGAGTGTTATAAAATTGATTTAGATGAAAAGATTTATGCAAAAGCAAACATGGAATTAGTTGCAAAAGATCGTATGAGAGAAATTAATATGTGGTCTAATTTAAAGAAAGAATTTGATAATGGAACGTTTGATACTAAAAATGTCAACACTCACCAATTAGAATCGTATCATCAGATTATGAAAGGCAAAGCAAAGACCTTGACTCCTGGTTCTTCACAAGCAGAAGTATTCAATGTTCTTGGTCAACTGCAAACGATTGAAAGAGTAAAAGAAGAAAAAGGTTTACTTAAACAAGATGAGAAGAAAGCAATTGGACAACCTACATTCGGCAAACCAACCAGTTAAACAGTTATTCTTTTTAGTCGCATTACCAAGATCTGGTAATACACTATTTGGTTCAATCATGAATCAAAATCCGAATATCGCTGTAACTCCAAACTCTATTACATTAGAAATAATGAAGGATATATTTCTTCTTAAACAAACTGATGTCTTTCAAAATTATCCAGATCATAAATCATTAGATAACGTATTAGATATGGTATTTGACCAATATTATAAAGACTGGCCACAACAGTATATTATAGATAGAGGTCCTGTAATGACACCTGGTAATTTTATGTTAATGAACAAGCATTTCAAACGTCCATTTAAATGCATTATTATTTTAAGAGATGTATTAGATGTTCTTGCATCTTATATTAAATGGTTTGAAAAAGAGCCAACTAGCTTTGTTCACAGATACGGCAAACAAACTATAGAAGAAAAATTATGGATGTTAATGAATAAAGATGGAGCAATTGCAAAAGATTTAGAAGCTATAAAGAATTCTTATAACTATCCACAAATTTGTCATTATTTAAAATATGATGATTTAGTAAATCAGCCAGAAATTGAAATTAATAAAATATATGATTTTTTACAAATACCTAAATTTAATCATAATTTTAAATCCTTGAAACAGTTTCAAATAAATGGTATGGGTTATGACGATACAGTAGTTGGAAATAAAATGCACACCATTAGAGAAGAGATTAGAAAGGAAGACAATCCTTACAGATCACAAATACCACAAAGTATTGTGAATGCGTATGGACATATAAAATTTTAATGAAGATATTAATATTTGGATTACCAGGATCAGGCAAAACTACCTTTGCTAAAAAATTAGTTGAGAATAAAAAGATACCTCACTTTAATGCTGATGATATTAGAAAGTTATTTGAAGATTGGGATTTTACAGAAACAGGTAGAAAGCGACAGGCAAACAGAATGATGACGATGTGTGATCTTGCAGCAAAGCATGTAGTAGTAGATTTTGTTTGTCCATTTGAATCTTACCGATCATTCTATGATATGAAGATTTGGATGAACACCATTGATAAAGGAAGATTTGAAGATACTAATAAAGTATTTGAGAAACCTAAAAAGGTTGATTTTGAAATAACTGATTTTAATTATAACTCTATTATAGAAAGAATTCATGGTCGATTACTCTAAACCCACAGCACAGATGTTAGGTAGATGGCAACCATTTCATGATGGCCATTTAGCTTTATTTAAAGAGATATTAAAGAAAACAGGACAGGTGCAAATTATGGTAAGAACGATGCCAAAGTCAGATAACAATCCATTTGAATTTGAAGAAATAAAGAAACGTATTGAAGAAAAATTAAAAGATTATGTAGGTAAATTTGAAGTTATCAAAGTTGCAAATATTACCAATATTTGTTATGGTCGAGATGTAGGATATAAGATTGAAGAGATAGTCCTACCTAAACAGATACAAGAGATATCTGCAACAAAGATTAGAAAAGAGATGAAGAATGAAATTTAACTTTGTATTTTTTGGTCAGTCCGTACTTCGTTATGAAGTTCCAGTAGATATCTTTAATGAAATTAATGGTATTTACGAAAACAATTATGGCAATCTTGCAAAAGCTAATAAACAATTAATTGGTAAAATAATGGATGAACGTTCTCTCTATTATGATGGAGATGATACTTCAAAGATGCATAAACATAATTATTTATCTCCACGTGTATATGAATGGTTTATGTCAGCTTATAAACATTATTTAGATTGGAATAAGATTATTAAATATCAGTTACACTTAAATTCAATTTGGGTAAATGAAATGAAAGCTAATGAATATAATCCAATTCATATTCATCAAGGTAATTTAGCTACAGGATTAACTTCTGTGATGATTTTAAAAGTACCATCTCATTATGGAGTTGAGTATTCTGCAGAAGATAAACCACAAAATGGAAGATTACAAATATTAGGTTCTGCTGCAGGTCAATTTGCAAATATTAATTATACACCACCAATGCAAGTAGGAGATTTTTATGTATTTCCATATGACATGAGACATTGTGTTTATCCATTTAACGGTACTGATGAAACACGAAGAACATTAGCTGCAAATTGTGATGTATTATATAACCCACTTGAAAACAGAAAAGGATAATAATGTTACATAAAGAACTTTGGTTTCCAACACAAATCTATATTAAACAATTTAATTTAGATAATAGAGAATTAGAAAGAAACATTATTGAATGGTCTAAAAAGGATTCAGGTTTACAAAAGACAAATGTTAATGGTTGGCATTCACCATCTGATATGCATAAAAAACAAGAATATAGAAATTTAGCAGAAGCATTATTTCATATGCAATTTGATATTTACAAAGAAGAGTGTTTAGATAATGAACCTTATCTTGGTAATATGTGGGCGAACATCAATCCACCAGGAGGACATAATAGACCTCATATTCATCCAAATTCTTTATGGTCAGGGGTTTATTATATTAAGACATCTAAAGATTGTGGTCATTTAAAGATAGAAGATCCACGAGCTGTTGCTGCAATGACACTTCCAAAAAGAAATAATCAAACATTACCACAATATTTATGGAAAGAAGTTCATTATGAACCTGTTGAAGGAAGATGTATTATGTTTCCATCATGGTTAAATCATACTGTTGATGTGAACAAATCTAATGATATTAGGATATCAGTTTCATTCAATTTCTTGCAAACAGGGATGTTTGTATAAGTTTGCAATCAAATAATTAGGTGGTATAATGAAGAATTATGCCAATATCAAAGCTACAATTTAGACCAGGAATAGATAAACAAAACACTCAATACGGCGCAGAAGGCGGATGGACTGGGTGTGACATGGTCCGTTTTAGGTATGGTGTTCCTGAAAAGATAGGTGGATGGCAACCAGCCGTTGGTAATAACTTAATTGGTGCTGCACGAGACATTCATACTTATACAGATTTAGCAGGAGACTCATTAGCGGTCATCGGTACAGATAGAAAGTTATATACTTATTATGATAACAATTTTTATGACATCACACCTCTATCAACAACTATTCCAGCAGTATTCACATTCACATCAGGCACAACCATTGTAAACGTTCTAGCAACATCTAATGGTTCAATTGAAGGAGACTTTGTTACATTCTCAACAGTATCTGGAGTTAGTGTTGTAAATATTACAAATGCAAATATGCAACAAGAATTTGAAATTCAAAATATTGTAGATTCTAATAATTTTACAATAGATGTTGCATCTATTGCAACACCAGGAGTTGTTACAACTTCTGGAACAGCGGCAGGTGCTGCATTTCAAATAAATATAGGAGAGGATGTTACACAAATTGGTAATGGATGGGGAGCCGGTGCGTGGGGATTTTCAACTTGGAACACACCAAGACCAACGGGAGTTATTACTGCTAATCCAAGAATTTGGCAAATAGATAACTTTGGTGAAGATATTATTGCAACAATTGTAGGTGGTAAAACTTATTACTTTGACACTTCTGCATTTTTACCATCAAGAAATACTAGAGCTACCTTATTAGCAAATGCTCCAACACAATCTAACTTTATGGTTATATCTCCAAGAGATAGACATGTGATATTCTTTGGTACACAAACAACACCAGGAACAAGTGCAACTTACGATCCAATGGCCGTGCTCTTTGGTTCACAAGAATCTATTACAGATTTTACACCCAATGCAACTAATACCGCAGGATTTCAAAGATTATCCTCTGGTAATAGAATTGTAACTGCGGTTCCAACAAGAGGAGACATATTAATATTAACCAATACATCCGCTCACTCAATGCAGTTCGTAGGACCACCTTTTACATTTTCATTTAAACAAATTGGTACGAACTGCGGAACGTTGTCCGCGCATTCTGCTGTAGAAGCGGAGAACGTTGTTTATTGGATGTCGGATGGAAGTTTTTATTTGTATGACGGAGTCGTGAAGGAAATTCCATGTTCAGTACAAGATTATGTGTTTCAAGATTTAAATGAAGATGAACACTCTATTATTTATTCTGGAGTTAATCTTGAATTTTCAGAAGTGAATTGGTTTTATGCATCAGGTAGTTCTACTGCAATAGATAGAGTTGTAACTTATAACTATCTTGAAAGAGTATGGACGATTGGAACTTTAGCTAGAACAACTTGGGCTTCTAAAGACGTATTTACACATCCATTAGCTACTAAATATATGCCAAACTCAACGACGCTTGCACAACCAACTGTTATTGGATTAACAGCAGGTGTGTCCACTTTATATGATCAAGAAAAAGGATTAAATGATGATACAAGTCCTATTACAGCTTTTATAGAATCGGGAGACATAGACATTGTCGATGGAGATAATTCAATGTTTGTAAAAAGATACATTCCCGATTTTAAAGATCAACAAGGTGCACTTAATATTCAATTTTTAGCAAGACAATATCCAGGTTCAGTACAAACAGTTGCATCAAGCACTGTTGCATATTCTACAACAACTAAAGTAGACGTTAGAGTTCGCGCTCGTCAAATTGCCGTTAAAATTATAAGCACAGATATTGATACTAAATGGAAATACGGAACATTGAGGATTGACGGACAAATTGATGGACTTCGTTAAAAATATGACATTAAAAGAAAAGAAAAAATTATATTGGAAAAAATGGTATTCTAAAAATAAACAATGGAAAAAAGAATATCGTTTAAAATATAAAGAAAGAGATCAACAAACTAAAAAATTATGGCGATTAAAAAATAAAGAAATAATAAAAGAAAAAATGAGACTTTATCGTTTAAAACATAAAGAAAGAGATAAAAAATATTCTAAAGAATATCGTATAAAAAATTCAGAAAAAATTAAAAAAAGAATGAAACTTTATCGTATAAGATCAAGAAAAAAGATAGCAACTTATGTAAGAACAAAATTTCAAAATGATTTAAAATTTAGAACTCTTATGAATTTAAGACATAGAATTTATATGGCTTTAAAAGGAACTGTAAAATCTAAAAGAACAATAGATTTATTAGGTACATCAATTGATAATTTATGGATTCATTTAGAAAAAACATTTAAACCAGGAATGACTAAAGATAATTATGGTAAAATTTGGCAAATTGATCATAAAATTCCATGTGCCGCGTTTGATTTGACCAAACCAGAAGAACAAGCTAAATGTTTTCACTACACTAATTTACAAGCTTTATTTGCAAAAGAAAATTTATCAAAAGGAGCTAAATTACAATGGCTAAACTAGATCAACCCAGATTAGCTAATGCTACACCTGAATATAATCAACAACAAATGGATCAAATTATTAGAACATTAGAGCAAATGGTGTTACAATTAAATAGTACCTTTACACAAGATGTACAAGATGTTAATGAAGCTGAAGCTTGGTATTTTATTAGAGTATAAGGAATAATGTCTAACGTATATAAAAACGCAATCTATTCGCCCACAACTACAGCTAATACAACCGTTTATACTTGTAATGCTACAGCAAGAGCGATTATTCAAACTATCCAATTAACTAATCAATCAGGAAGTCATACAGTAGAAATTTTTGTTTATGATTCTTCTGCAACAACCACAGTAGAAATAGTTAATATTAGTTTAGGTTCTAATACTACAGAAAATGTTGCAAAAGGTCCTATTATTTTAGAAGAAGGAGATGCTTTAATAATTTCTTGTAGTAATACAGTAGTATCAGGAATTGTTTCTATATTAGAAGTTAACCGAGGATCATTAACGACATAATGAAAGAAATAAAAGTAATTTGTGATTCAGAAATCACAATTAAGAATATAAAGACAGGACACATCTATAAAAACGAAGATGAGGTTAAAGCAGATATTAATGCTAAACCTGAAGATATTAAACGTGATGTTAAAATTATAGTTCCTACCATTCCCTTATTTAGCAAAACATGACACTTCCAAATGAGTGGAGAAGAATGCAGCACTATAGAAATATAGGTCTGAAATTTAATAAAGTTTTAGATATTGGTGCTTTTGAAGGTGTTTGGACACAAAATTTTAAAAACATATATCCTGATGCAGATGTCTTAATGATTGAAGCAAATGAAGAGAAAGAAGAAATATTAAAAAAGATTGGTTCTTATAAAATAGCATTATTAGGAAAAGAGAATAATAAAGAAGTAGACTATTATAAATGTTTAGATGGTATGCAAACAGGAAATACTGTTTATAAAGAAAATACACATTTTAAATTTGCACCTATAAAGAAAACAACTATTACTTTACCTACCTTATTAAATTCAGAAGATGGTTATGATTTAATTAAAATGGATGTACAAGGATCTGAATTAGATATTATCAAAGGAGCTATTCCTATTATTGAGAAAACAAATCACTTAATACTTGAAACACAAACTCTTAATTTTAATGACAAAGCACCAAGATTGACTGATATTGTATGTTATTTAAATACATTAAACTTTTCATTAATTGATGTTATCGACGTACACTACTCATTAAATAATATATTATTTCAACTAGATGTTTTATTTGAAAGAAGAATTAATGATTAAATATTATACTCCTATTGCAGAAATTTATAATTTTCTTGGTAAATTTATTAATAAAGATATGAAAGTATTAGAACTAGGTCCTGGAGTTCTTCCTTTTCCATATGCAACTCATTTTTGTGGTTGGTTAGATTCTGAAAGAGAAAAATTATCTAATTATAAAGTAGTTGATTTTTCTAAAGATAGGTTTCCATATGAAGACAAAGAATTTGATTTTATTTATGCAAGACATGTTTTAGAAGATTTATATAATCCATTTAATTGCATAGAAGAAATGTCTAGAATTGCAAAAGCTGGATTTATTGAATGTCCATCTCCTTTAACTGAAGTATGTAGAGAATCTGAAAATTGGAAAGATGAAAATTATGAATTTAAGTGGAGAGGATATAATCATCATCATTATTTTGTTTGGAATGATGGTCAATTAAACTTTTTACATAAATTTCCATCGGTTGAATATATGAAGATAAATCAAGAAGATTATTTATTAGAATTACTAAAAGATAAGTATTATTGGAATACTTATTATCTATGGAAAGATAACATAAAATATAAACATCATGAACATCCAAAAGACTATTTTGCTCCTTGTGATAAAGAATATGCAGAATTAATAGTAAAAGGCATTAATAGTTCTATAAATTTTACTGGAAACTTTAAGAAAAAAATGTTAAAGATAGAGAGTGAAAGAAGTTAAAATATGAATCCTAAAGGTGGAACAGAGATATTAAAAGAGCAACTACTTGCTCAATTACCAGAAGAATCCATTGATGGAATTAATTTAATTGGTTCTATTTGTAATCCAGCGCTTGTTAAAGAAGATAAGATTAATGTTCTTTGGCAGCATTTAAGTTATGATCAACCTAATGTACAGTACATGCGCGATCGTAAATTCGTTGATTCTATTGATTACTTTATCTATGTCAGCCATTGGCAATACAATAAGTTTAGAGAAATTTATAAAATTCCAGAATACAAATCTTTTGTAATTAAAAATGCAACTCATGCATTTGAACCGGTAAAAAAAGAACCGTTGATAATTACCTCTGATAAAATCAAACTATTATATACATCTACTCCATGGAGAGGTTTAGCTATTCTTATTAAAGCTGTTGAGATATTAAACAAAACAAGAAATGATTTTGAAGTAGATATTTATTCATCTACTAAAATATATGGATCTGCTTTTGAAGAAAATGAAAAAGATAGATTTGAACCTTTATTTAATAAATGTAGAAATACACCTAATGTTAATTATCATAGTTATGCAGATAATAACACAATAAGAAATGCAGTACAAAAAGCTCACATTTATGCCTATCCATCTATTTTTGAAGAAACATCTTGTTTAGCTATTATAGAAGCGATGAGCGCGGGCTGTCATGTAGTGACAACGAATTACGGAGCGTTGCCAGAAACATGTGGAGAATTTGCAACAATGATTGAATTTGATTCTAGTGGCCAGAACTTAATTGAACGATATGCAGAAACATTAAATTCTGTAATTGACAATTATAGAGATAATATATACAAGGATGATTTAGAAATGCAAATTAAATACTATAACAAAAACTATTCATGGGAAACCAGAATACAAGAATGGAGAAATTTTTTAAATTATGTCAGAACAGAAAAAACACGTTAAACTATTTATAGCAACACCAGCATTTGGTCATCAAGTTACAACAAACTATGCAAATAGTTTATTAAAATTTGTATCAACATCACACCCAAGACTTGCAGTATCTTCAGCAGTTCATTTACAATCAGGAATGGCTTTAGTTACACAAGCAAGAAATAACTGTGTAGCGTATTTCTTAAATTCAGATTGCACGCATTTTTTATTTATAGACGCGGACATTGGATTTGAACCAGAAGCTATTTACAGATTAATAGAAAGAGATGTACCTTTATGTTTAACACCATACCCAGTTAAAGGTTATGGTAAAGATAATCAATTACAGTTTATTGTACATTTCCCTGACAAAGATAATGTTAGAATAGATAAAAATGGTTTTGCAGAAATTATTGCAGGACCTACTGGATTCATGATGATTAAGAGAGAAGTATTTGAAAAACTTGCAGAGAAATATCCAGAACGAAAAACAGTCAATAAACAATTAGTAGGTAATAAAGTAGAAACAATGGAAAAAGGTTGGTATACATTCTTTGAAACAGCACAAGATCCTGAAAATGGATATCTTGGTGAAGACATTGCTTTCTGTAGATTATGGACTAATATTGGCGGTAAAATATACGCGGATACACAAACGCCGCTAACGCATTTCGGATCGCATGCATTTCATGGTAGTTTAAACACTATGTTTTCTAAACAAAAACCAATTGACGATACGTATAAAAAGTAGTAAATTCAACGTTTCGGTGTATCTACAAGCTTAACCGACTTGCATGGATTTCATATTTGATAAAGATAAACTTAAAGATATGCATGAGGTTATATCTTTGTATAAGAAGTTTGATAGGTATAAAGATTTAACAAGAGAAGATCTTTACTACCACATACTTCCATCTTTCAAATTGAATCAATTCAAAATACACAAGGACAAAAACGATATGATTGCTTTTACAAATTGGGCTTATTTAGACAAAGACGCTGAAAATCGTTTTATTTCAACAGGAATTTTAGAAGACAAAGACTGGAAAAGTGGTGATAATGTATGGCATATTGACACAGTTTGTGTTAAAAATATTAAAAAAGTTATGTCTTGGACTAGGAAATACTTTACTAATTTACTTGGAATAAACAAACCTGTTCATTGGTTAAGATTATCTGAAGATGGTAAAGTATATAGAAAAGCCACAAGATTTACCAAGGAGATTTATAAATAATGGGTAGTGCTGTAAAATCGATTACAAAACCAATTGCAAAAGTATTAGATAAAATAGTACCTAATGAAATTAAACCTATTTTACCTTTTGCTGCAGCAATAGCTGCTCCTTATTTAGGACCAACACTTGGTGGTTTAGGTGGACTAGTTCAAAATGCAACATTAAAAGGAATGATAGGTGGAGGTTTATTAAACCTTGCAGGACAATTACCTCAAGAAGGATATGAAAGAAGAGGACCAAATTTAGCAAGTTTAGGTTTAGCAAGTTTAGCGGGTGGTATTGGAGGAGCTGCAGGAGCTGCTCCTGGAACTCCTGGTGGTATAGACACTTTAAGATCAGGAATGACTATTGGTAACGTAGGAGATACAGCTATAACAAGTGCTGAAGTTGCTAGAAGAATAGCAGAAGTTCCAACTAATTTTGGATTTGAATTTGGAGCTCCAGATCTTGGATTAAGCAATATGACACCACCAACTTTTTTACAAGGAGCTGAAAATTTAATTAGAAGTGGAGTAGCTTCAGCTGCTGAATATGCAAAACCAGGTTTAGAAGCTGGTGAAAGATTATTTACAGGAACAGGTAAATTGGAAGATATTATTCCTGCAGCAAAAACACTTGGACCAAGCGCAATTAGTGCTGCAACTGAAACTGCTGATAGAGTAGCTAGAGATGCACTAGATGAATATAATAGACAACAAGCAGCATTAGGACAAACGGTTGCTCAAAATAAAGCAGATCAAATATTTTTTATAAGACAAGCAATGCAACAAGCTGGATTCAATGAAGATGAGATAGTTGGTGCTATATCTAAATTTGGATTTGCAGATGGTGGAAGAGTTGGATATGCAAAAGGTGGTGGATTAATGAATTTAAAAATGGGTGGCATGCCTGTAGAAATGGACTTAAGAGCTAAAGGTGGATTTGTTCCAATAGGTAAAAAAGAACGTGCAGATGATGTTCCAGCAAGATTAAGTAAAAATGAGTTTGTTTTTACGGCAAAAGCTGTTAGAGGTGCTGGTAGAGGAGATGTTAAAAAAGGAGCAAAAAGAATGTATCAATTAATGAGACAATATGAGGCAGTAGCATAATATGGCAGATCCAGTACCTACATCGATACAACAGAATTTACCTTCACCTTATATACAAGGTGCGCTTACTGCATTAAGTGAAAGATTATTACCTTTACTTTCAACTTCAGCAGCTATTCAAACTTCAACTTATGCACCACAAGTTGCAGCAGAAACTGCATTACAACAACAAGCAAGAGGACTTGCTGGTGGATTAGGTGATTATCAACAATATTTAACACAAGCTGAACAATATTCAGGACCACAGGCATATCAACAATTTATGTCTCCTTATCAACAAGAAGTTATTTCAACTACACTTTCTGAATTTGATAGACAAAGACAACAAGCTTTAGCACAACAACAAGCACAAGCTGTGGCAGGTGGAGCTTTTGGCGGAGCAAGAGAAGGAGTTCAAAGAGCAGAATATGGTGCACAAACTTTGCAAGATAGAGCAGCATTACAAGCTCAATTATTACAACAAGGATTTGGACAAGCACAACAACAAGCAGCGCAAGCTTTTCAACAACAAACAGGTTTAGCTAGTTTACAACCACAATTATTAGGACAACAAATTGCAGGAATAACAGGACTAGGTCAACAACAACAAGCTCAACAACAAGCTGTATTAGATGCTCAAGCGGCAGCTGCAAGAGAAGCTGCGTTTGAACCTTACACTAGATATGGTTTAGTTGGACAACAATTAACAGGATTAGTTGGTGGTTTCCCAACACAAGTACAAACATTCAACCCACAACAACCTGCTAGTCCATTACAAACTGCTTTAGGAACTGGATTAGGTCTTGCTTCTATTGGAGGCAAATTATTTGGTAAGGGAGGAATATTTGGTTAATGAGTAAAATTTTAAGAAGACCAATGTTTAGAGGTGGCCGCGTCGATAGTCGCGGAACGGGGATTACATCTGGATTAATGGATGAAGGACAAATTGGTGGTGGCACTATTTATGGTGAACAAATGCCAGATGGTAGATATGGATTTCAAGATCCAATTTATAGACCAAGTATTGAAGAAATAATTAGTAGTTTTCCTCCTTTATATGATCCCGAAAAAGAAGCAAAAGAAAAATTATTAAAATATCAAGAAGAAATGACTCCAAAAGGATATATGGAAGATCCATCTGGATTAACACCTGTTGCTCCTGGAAAATTATTTTTTGAATTTGGAAAAGATGAACGATCTGATATTTTAAAACTAACACAACCCGATGGAATTAAATCTTATGTAAAAGAAAACATAGGTAAAAGAAATGAACAAATTAAAAATATAATGGAAACTACTAAAAATTTATCACAAGATGAAAGAAATGCAATTTTAAAAAGATTTAATGTAACACAAAAAGATATTTCTGGAGCAATTGGAGATGAAGAAGATAAAGATGTAAGTAAAATTATTCCTGGACCTACTCCAAGATCAAGAAGAGAAGAAATTTTAGAAGAAGCTGCTCTTTATAGAGAAGCTTTAGGATATGATGAAGCTAAATCACAAGCAATATTTGATGCTTTAGGAGCTGCTGCACCAGCTTTCTTTAAAGGAAAAAATGTAAGAGAAGCAATACCACAAGTATTAGAATCTATAAATAAATCAAAAGCATTTGAAGGACCTAAAGATATTAAACAAGCTGCTGGACAATTAGCTATACAAAGAAGAATGTTAGCAGATAAAGCAAAAGCTGAAGAATTAGCAAGATTAGCTATATACGGAATGAAGAATAGAGAAACATTAACTGATCTTGTGAAAGGAATTCCTGGATCTTTTGTAGCCGGAGTATTACCAAAAGGAATTGAAAATAATCCTACTTTACAAGCATCTTTAAGACCAGGTGGAATATATTCAACTACTGAAGGTGAATATTTCTATGCTGTTCCTAGCGCTAAAGGAGATAAAGTAAGCGGCTTGCAAAAGATAGGATAAGTAAATTATCATGGAATCAATTAATTTCGATTCATTAAATAAAACATTACCTGCAGAAAAAGATAATAAAGTAAGTGTTATTAGTTCAGTTTTATCTGGAATAGGTTCAGGTTTAATTTCAATACCAAAAGGTGCATTTTCGTTAGGTGCAACTCTTTATGATTTAGGTGCAGGAACAAATAAAGCAGCAGAAATAGAAAAATTTTTTGATGATTTAACAGAATTAGACGAAAAAGCAGAAGCAACGACTGCCGGTAAAATAACACAAGCATTGGTTAATCTTGGTGTACCTGGTGCATATGGTTTTAAATTAGGATCTTCTTTAGCAAAAAATGCAATTACTGCTAAAAAAACTGGAAATTATTTTACATTAACTAATCCTGCATTAAGAGATGCAACGGACAAAGCGATTGAATTAAATACAAAAGGTAAACTTGCAACATTTGCGGCAGGAGCTGTAGGAGGTGGTTTATCAGATGCTGTGTTTGTTGGTGATGTTGAAGAAATGGGAACCTTTGGAGATTTGTTAGGTGGACCTACAGAACTCAATAGAGGTGAAGGAGAGACAGATTATGATCCTACAAGAGAATTAATAAATAGAATAAAATTTGGAACTGAAAGTTCTTTGTTTACAGGAGTTATTGCTGGAACAGGAAGTAGTATTAAAAAATTAGCTCAACGTGGTAAAGATTTAAGATTTAGTAACAATCAAATAGATAGAACATTAGATAAAATAGCTTCTTTTGTAAGAGCTAGAGGTGGTAAAACACAAGAGTATTTTGATATTGAAAGACAACAAATAGGAAGAAGATCAGTTGATATTAATTTAGCACAACAAATATCAAGAGATTTAGATAAAAATATAGATGAAATATTTCCTGCTTATAAAACTGTGTTTAATAAACAAACAGCAAAAGAAAGAACAAATACTTTAGCAAAAATAAATGATTTATTACTTTCTGGAGAACCAGTTTTAGACGATGCAGGTAAAGTTACATTTGGAACTTTAGATGAAAATCTTAAACAAGGAGTAATAAATACTTTAAAACAAGCAGGTGCAAAAGATGAAACCATAGCAGAGATACTAGGAAATTTAAGTGCAATTAGATCTGGATGGAGTGATATGTTTAGTGCTATTGGAGGAAGAATTGATCCTGAAAACATAGGTGATTTTAAAAAATTGTTTGGAAATAAATTTAAAAATTATCTTGGTTCTACTTACGACATATTTCAAAACAAATCTTTAATACCTTTTTTTAATTTTAAACCTGCAGAACAAGCAATTGATAAAACAAAAGAAATGTTTAAACAAGTTGCTTTACAAAACGGTAAACCCATTACAGATGAACAAGCAAATTACTTTGTAGATCGTTTAGTTAAAACAGCAAGACTTCCTAAAGGATTTAGAATGGACAAACCATCAGATCCTATATTTCAAATACCGGATTTTTTTGTAGGTAAAACAGTATTGGATGATGCAGTAACTGATAAAGGATTTGCTTCATTAAGTAGTTTACCAAAAGAAAATAGAGAAATAATAGAAGAATTATTGGGTAAAACTAAAAATCCTATGCAAACAATATTAGGTGGAACTGCTAGACTATCTTTAATAACAAGACGTAATGAATTTTTTCAAGATCTTGTTTCAAAATCAGATGAGTTAAAACAAAGAGGTAAAGGTATATTTTATGATACAGAAGAAGAAGCATTACAAAATTTAGGACCTGACTTTAGAAAAATTAATATTGATCCAAATAAAGCATTAGAAGCAGGTATTACAAATCCCGTTAATGGTAAATATGCAATTAATGAAATTGCAGATGCATTAGAACAAACTGCAGCACAAACAAGGAGTGATAGTATTATTGGTAAGATATATGAAAATTTAATTTTATATCCAAAAGCAACTTCTCAATTAGCTAAAACTGTTTTATCTCCGGTAACACACGTTAGAAATTTTATTAGCGCTGGAGCGTTTGCAACTGCAAATGGTATTATACCAAATCCAAAAGCAATGCGTGAAGCGTATTCTGCATTACAAACTGCGTTACCAGGAACAAGACAAAACAATGAATTATACAGAAGACTATTGGAATTAGGTGTTGTTAATAAAAACGTTGCACTTGGTGATTTAAATAATTTATTAAAAGATATTAGTTTTGGTGAAACAGTTAATTCAGATAAATTTTTAAGATTAATGTTAAGACCTTTATCTAAAATTAAAAAAGTTTCTGAAGATTTATATACAGCAGAAGATGATTTTTGGAAAATTACTTCTTGGGCAATGGAAAAACAAAGACTTGGAAATGCTTATGCTAAATCAGGAATAACTAAAACTACAAGAGAATTAGAAGAAGAAGCAGCAGATATTATTAGAAATAATATTCCAAACTATGACTATGTCGGAGATTTTATAAAAGGATTACGTAAATTACCTTTTGGTAACTTTGTATCTTTTCCTGCAGAAATATTAAGAACATCTACAAATATAGTTAGAAGAGGTATAGATGAAATTACATTACAAGTTAAAAATGATAAAGGAGAACTTGTTAAACCATTAGCTGGTATTGGTTATCAAAGATTAATTGGAATGGGTACAACTTCTATTGCAGTTCCATTAGCAGTAGTAGAGGCAGCTAAAGTTTTATATGATGTTGCGGATGAAGAATTAGAAGCTTTAAGAAGATATGTTCCTTTGTGGTCTAAAAATTCAACTTTAGTTCCAATAAGAGACAAAGAAACAGGTGATTTAAAATATATAGACTTTAGTCATGCTAATGCCTATGACGTTTTATATAGACCTATACAAACCGTTATCAATGCTGTTGCTTCAGGAAGAACAGACAAAGATGGAATTATGGATGATTTCATGAAAGGTTTAATAACAGCATCTAGTGAACTTGGTAAACCATTTGTTGAAGAAGCTATATGGACAGAAGCACTTACAGATTTATTTGTAAGAGGTGGAAGAACAAGAGAAGGTAATCAAGTATTTAATCCTGAAGATACGGAAGGAAATAAAATTATGGCTGGTATTAAACATTTAGTTGAAACACAAGCTCCATTTTCTTATCCTCAATTTAAAAGATTAGATTTAGCTTCAGAACCAATAGATATAATTGAAAAAGGTAAATATGATAAATATGGACAATCTTACGAATTAAAAGATGAATTACTTGGTTTTACTGGATTTAGACCAGTTAATTTAAATGTAGAACGTGGATTAAATTTTAAAGTTGCTGAATTTCAAAAAGGAGTTAGAGAGTCAAGACAATTGTTTACAAGAAATACTTTAAGAGGAGGACCTGTAACACCAGAAGAAATTGTTGATGCATACATTAACGCTAACAGAGCAATATTCAATGTTAAAAAAGATTTGTATAAAGATTTAAAAGCAGCAGAAATTTTAAATACACCTAAACAAAAAATTAATAAAGTAGTTGGAGAACGAATTTCTCAAAATGAATATAATAACATTAATCTTGGTATATTTATTCCTTATAATATATCTGAAGATGTTCAAAAAACTTTCGCTGAAAATGCTGCAAAAATAGGACAACCGAATCCGTTAATAAGTGCTAATCCAATTATTTCTAATATTCAAAGAACTTTATCTAGAATTCCATTAACAGAAGAAGGTATACCTGAAATAGAAAACCCATTTAAAAATTTAGCTGAACCTACATTAGAACCTATTTCAAAATTACCTGAATTACCAAATCCTACGCAAATACAAGGATATGGACAAATTAATCTTCCTGGAACTGTTGTGGGTAATCAAATAAATCCAGTAACAAAGTTGACACAAGCTGAAGAACAGTTATTATCACCTGCTGAAAAATTAATTAGACAAAGACAGAGAACAACATGAAAAAAATCATAAAATCTCGGTTAGATGAACATATGGTAGATTTATATCACAGAGTAGATAATCTTAAAAAAGATATATCAACAATTAAAAACAACCATCTCAAACATATGAGTTGTGCTATTTATAAAATAGAAAAGAAAGTAGATTGGATTCAAAAAGCTATGCTTACAGGAATGGGCGCACTTGCATTAACTCTCATAGCTATTCTATTTAAACTTAAATGAAATTAAGCAACAACTTTTCTTTAGAAGAGTTAATTAAATCACAAGAAGCAATAAGACTCGGAATACCAAACGAACCTAATCAAGATCACATTTTTAATCTACAATTACTTTGTCAATACATATTACAACCTGTACGTGATAATTTTAATTTACCGGTTACAATCAGTTCTGGATATAGATCTCCTGAACTTTGTGAAAAAATTGGATCATCTAGTAAGAGTCAACATACTCGTGGGGAAGCCGCAGACTTTGAGATATTTGGCCTTCCAAACAAAGAAGTAAGCGATTGGCTCGTTCAAAATCTTGATTACGATCAATGTATACTTGAATTTTGGACTCCTGATGAACCTAACTCTGGATGGATTCATTGCAGTTACTCTGCAGCTAAAAATAGACGACAATACCTTAAAGCATCTAGACAAGATGGCAAGGTAATTTATTCACCTTTAACATAAAATAATTTGTTGCATTAATCTCAAAAAGTTGTATGACGCGCTTATGGATAATAAAATATTAGTACATAAACATTTAATAGTCCGAGCGGAAGCTAAAAATCCTCCAATGGATGAAACTATCCTTACAGAATGGTTTAAGAAATTTATAGAAGAAATAGGTATGAAGGTTATGATGGGGCCATACGTGAAGTATTCTCATATGATCGGGAACCGTGGAATTACAGGAGCTGCAATCATTGAAACATCTCATATAGTAATGCATGTTTGGGATGAACCTGACCCCGCCTTGCTTCAGTTTGATGTTTACTCATGTGGTGAATTTGATCCTGAAACAATATGTGAAAAGATAAAGAAAGATTTTAATGCAACAAAAATAGAATATAAATTTTTAGATCGTGAACATGATCTAAAAGAAATACATACTTTAACATATACTGATCCGATTGTTAAAAATTATGAAAGTAGAGAAATAGAAAAGAAAAATAATGCATTATTAAGAAGTAGAAAAGAAGTTGAGATTAATGGAAGTGGAACACATGGTTATAGAATTAAAGAAGGTTCTCATAAAGGTACAGTTCTTGGTCATATAATAAGAGAAAAATCAGTACTTGAAAATTAATAAATAATATTTATATATACCGCAGGTTGCATCATGTGGATGGACCAATTAACTTGCTTTAAAAGGAGATAATTATGACAAACATTGAAGTTTTCAATAATTTAAGCAAACAATTATTCAACGGATCAACAAAGTTTTTTGATGAATCTTTTGAAAATATTTTTGACACGTGGTCAAAAGCACAATCATTTCCATTCTATAACGTAGTAAAATACTCAAAAGGTAAATACGGTTTAGAAATCGGTTTAGCTGGCTACAGTAAAAAAAACATACTTGTAGAGGTTAAAGATGGTATCTTAACAGTAGAAGGAAAAGTAGAAGATAAAAATGTAGACTATGTTAAACAAGGTCTAGCATTTAGAAAATTTTTCAAACAGTTTGAATTAGCTAAAGATGTAATAGTTGATGAAGCTGAAATGAAAGATGGTTTACTTAAAATTAAATTTGGTTTTAATGAACCAAAAGAAATTGAAGGCGTTAAAATAGAAGTAAAATAATGACTACAATAGCAGTATTTTTTATTGTTTGTTTTATAATACTTTTATATTTAATTTATAATAATTATAAATGATGCCTTATAATTCTGAAGAAAACGATTGGTTAAATCCAAGATCGTAATTCTTCACCAAGTACTTCCGACGCAATATTAATCTTTTTGCGGAGAGCTTTGACAATTTTTTCATCAACAGTTTTCTCCGCAATTAGATCTATGTAGGTAACAGATTTCTTCTGGCCGATCCTATGCGCACGATCCTCTGATTGTAATCTTTTCTCAAGATCATAACCATTAGAATAATAAATAACTGTACTAGCTTCTGTTAGTGTAATACCATACCCACCTGTTTGTGGATTGCCCACGAAAAATCGGACCGAGGAACGCGGATCTTGGAATTTCTCTATTGCCTTTTGTCTTTGATCGGATTCAATTGCTCCATAATATTGTACAACAGAATCACTTCCATGTTCTTTACTAATAGCTTCAACTATGTTTTCGATATCATGAATATAGTTAGCCCATATAATAACTTTACCTTCTACTTCTTCTAGTACATTTAATAGTTCGGTAATTCTGTTATTTTTAATATTAATTATTTCACCTGACTCTGTTTTTAAATGTCCACAAGTTATTTGATGTAGTCTCATCATTTGAGTAAGAACATGAGGTGCTTTAACTACTTTTCCTTTTAAAGCAGCCATAGCAATAAGTTTCATAGATTGATACAATTTTAATTGTTCATCTGTTAATTCAATTTCTCTTTTAATATAAATTTTATCTGGTAAATCCAAACAATCTTCTTTTAATACACGATAAGAAAAAGGTTCTATTAATTTAGATAATTCATCTAATCTTTGATAAGATTTAATAACAGATACTTTTCTACCTCCAAACCATTTATCTACCATACAGGCATACCTGTTTTGAAAAGAGTAATAAGAAGCAAATCCTAATAAATCTTCATTAAGAAATTTACATTGCGTATATAAATCTAAAGGTGATTTAGTAACAGGAGATCCTGTTAATATTCTTCTATATTTTGCAAGACTTGCAATACTTACAATGTTTTTAGTTCGTGCAGCTTTTGGTGTTTTAATTGTTGTAGATTCATCTACAGCAATTAAAGTATTGTGGCATGATAAAAATTTACGCGCAAACGTTAAACCTTTTGGCGTTGATAGCGCCTCAACATTCATAATAAAGATGTGAAGGTTATAGTCTGTTTCAAACAAAGATTGATACTCTTTATCTTTTGTTTTGGATGTTAAAGCGGTCCATAATACACTTTTATATTGGATATGGCTAGGTAAATGTGTAGGAATTTCTGAAGATAACCAGTTTCTATAAACACCTTTTGGTGCTATAATCATCGCCGCATTTATTTTACCTTTATCATATAGCATAGCTATATTATCTATAAGTACTTTTGATTTACCAGTACCCATTTCCATAAAATATGCGTACTCTTCTTTATCCCAAGATTTTTCTAAAGCAACGTATTGATGTTCATACGGTTTAGTTTTATATCTATAATTTCTTACCATAAATAATTTAATTCTTTCTATTGACATTATAAATAAACATCATTATATGCTTTGTCAAGAGAGAAAATTAAGAATGAAAAATAAAATATTTGAGTTATATAAAGACAAAAGTCTTGTAGAGTTTTTAGAGTTTAAAAAAGATAACCCTAAAGAAAATTTTGTGTATGTATTACAACATCCACCAGCTAATATAAATATATTAAGTGCGTCTAATTTTGGATATTTAGTTATATGTCTTGCCTACTTCGATCAAGTAGCATTTAATGCAGCACCTTTCGTATTTAAAATGCGAAAGAACTTGAAAGATTTTACCAAGCAAGATTATATATTGCTTACAGGAGATCCGGCGGTCATTGGTATTTCTTGTGCTATAGCAAGTGACATGACCAATGGCCAATTTAACCTCTTGAAATGGGATCGTAGAGAGTTTAAATATTACCCAATTGAATTTGATCTCTATCAGAAAGGATAACAATGAGTGACGATGTAAAAAATATGATGTTAGAAGATTCTACAGATCTTTTAGATAATGTAGAAGTAACTACAATAGCCGACCAATGTAAAAAATTAAAAGATTTAGAAGATGATATTACAAGAGCTGAAGAGCATGTAACTAATCTAAAAATAATGGCGCGAGATATTAGTGAACGAGTTATACCTGAACTCCTGGCGGAGCAAGGTTTAAGTTCTTTGAAATTAGCTGATGGTTCATCTGTAACAGTCAAAAGAGAATACAGATGTACTCTTCCCAAAGATGATAGCAAAAGGGAAGAAGCTTATGCATGGCTTCGTGATAACGGACTTGGAGACATTATTAAAAATAATGTTTCTGTTACGTTCGGTCGTGGCGAAGATAACAAGGCACAACAATTGTTGGACCTTGCAGCGTCAAATGGTTTTGAACCACAACAGAAATCTGATG